TTGTCAACGGAATGTCCGAATTGTGTAGCCTTCACGCCAAAACAGGTGTTGGAGAAAGCGGAGAATACCTGCCTCCAGAGACTGATCGCCAAGTCGGTCTCGGAATGCTGGGACTTGCCAACCTTCTCCGACTCCAAGGAGTGACCTACAATGAATTTGGTCGTGCTCTAGAGGCACTGAACAGTGGCCGCCCTTACCCCATTACTCCTGGCTATGTGATCGCTCAGGAGCTTAAGGCGGGCATCCAAGCCGCTGCAGAGGTGGCTAAGTTCAACAAGATGGAGCGTGCATTTGCTATTGCACCTACTGCCTCGTGCAGCTATCGTTACACTGATCTTGACGGGTACACTACCACCCCCGAGATCGCCCCTCCCATTGCCCGTCAAGTGGACCGTGACAGCGGTACATTTGGCGTCCAGAGCTTTGACTACGGTCCTGTTGAGATCGCAGCTGAAGTTGGCTGGGAAGCTTATAAGCGAGTAGTTGATGGTATCATCCGACTGCTCGATAGTACCGGATTGTTGCATGGTTATTCCTTCAACAGCTGGTCAGATGTGGTTACCTATGATGAGCAATTCATCGAAGATTGGTTAGCAAGTCCACAGACTTCTCTTTACTATTCACTTCAAGTAATGGGTGACGTTCAAGACAAGTCTAGTGCTTATGCTGCATTGGATGAAGGTGACGTTGACGCATACCTGGAGTCTCTTCTTAATGATCCTGCTCCTTCGTGCAATTGTGGCGAGTAAAAACCGTAACGAATACCAGTATTACTGGCGTGCCCATAAAATGTACGGGCTGACTAAAGAGGACTTGAACCAGCTGTTGCTGGAGCAGGATAATCGTTGCAAGATCTGCCTAGATCCATTTATCGGTAAACGCCCCTGCCTTGACCATTGTCATGAGCGGGGCGTATTCCGTGGTTTGATCTGCGACAAATGTAATAAAGGTCTTGGAGACTTCCGAGACAACATTCAATCCCTACTTCGTGCAGCTGATTATCTAAATGAATCCCTATCAGAAACTACTAAACAGAAAAAGAAAATGGACACCTGTCCAGACTACATCAGGTAAGCTCCGTGAAGGTGCGGAAGAAACTATCTACCGTGCTTTAGCTATTCGCCATATGGAACTCCCTGTTGGTGATTTTATTCAAGATGCTCTTAAAAATGAAGTTCCACAAGTGGCAAGGGGTATCCTTTTGTCCAATATCAAGGACGAAGAGAATCACGACCTTGCACTCGGTTACATCGCCAACGCTATCGGCGTTAATGAAAAGGCTGAGGAAGAAGCGAAGCGTCTTCGGGACGCCTGGATTGCTCATCCAGATCACACGCTCCTCAAGGCACTTGTTGCCGAGCGTGCAATTTTCTTCGTGCTCCTCCCATTCTTCAGATTTAACGGTGATGCTGGTCTCCGAACAGTAAGTGCTGACATTAGTCGTGATGAACAAGTCCATGTTGCAACGAATAGCTTGGTATGTACTGAGCTTGGTCTCAATTGGAGTCCTTCTCTCGATAAGCTCCGGTTGGCCACCATCAACTGGGTACTTCAGCCCCTAGGTAGAAATACTACCAATAAATATTTGGACAAAAAATTTTGGCTGGATTCCAGTGACTCTTTGATGTATCAAGGAAAAGCTCCAGAACTTTCTGACACACGTCGGGCACGTATGCCTGCCTTCTTTGAACATGCAAACCCCAACCTCCCACAATACGCTTAGTCTATTAGATGTACGTGGCATGACTGCTAATGCCATGCTTACTCGATTAGATGAAACGTTTCCACCCACCAATCCTACACCTGAAATGACAATGGAACAAATCATGTACCGATCTGGTCAGCGCAGTGTCGTTGAGTGGGTCATGAATTATATGGAGGAGAACGATGGCTAAGAAAAAAGCTAAAAAGCTAATCAAAAAAGCAGGACCTACCATCTCCAAAAAGGAGATGAATAAGATTGTCAAAGCTGCTGGTAGTACAGAGAAAGCACTTAATAAGATTTCTTCTGTACAACAAGCAGCTAAACAATCTGATAAGCCTGCACCTTCTATCAATGCTGGTGCGGCTAACATGCTAATCAGGCAAGCTCAATCTACCCCAGCTGGTGTTTATCAACTTGGTAGTAGTAAGATTGCTCAGGCAATACGGGGTATGGCAGGCACACCTGCTGGTCAACGGAACCCTCAATCTGGTTATCCAACTTATGCTGCTCAACCTGGCTCTGGCCTAATGATCGGTGGTACTGTACTTAAACCTGGTGGTGGTATTGCTGTCAAGAACCCAGCAGCACCTAAGGTGACACCTGAAGTTAAAACTAGGATCATCTCAGATAGTGGTGGGTTTCCTGGTGGTAGAAAAGTAGATGCTGCTAACCCTAACCAAGAGTTACTTGATAAAATCTCTACTCTTGAGACTGGCTTAAGTGAGCAAAGCACTTACTTCCAAGATCTGATGAATCAGTCTCAAATGGCTGCTCAGCAACAGATGGCTGAGATGAGCAATATGTTCAATCAGCAGATGATTGATGCCCAGGGTATGTATGACATGCAGATCCAACAAGCTAATGCTCAAGCGTTGGCTGATCAAGAAGCTGCTCGTGCATTTATGATCAACCAAGGTCGTGGTGTAATGCCTGCTAACCTACAGATTGGTGCTACCTATGGCACACCTCAACTTGCTGGTACCCAAGGATTTAAACGTCAAGATCGTCGTCCTACCTTGACTCCTGCTCAAACTGCTACTGCTTTCACTGCTCCTACTTTGGCAGCAACAGCAGCCGCTAATCCAATGATGACAACACAACCCACTGTACTTAACGTCTAATGTCTGCTAAATCACGTTATGACAGACTCTCTTCAGACCGTTCACAGTTTCTAAACACTGCTAGACAATCAGCAGATCTAACTCTACCTTACCTCATTCGAGAGGATGAAGTTTATACTAAGGGTTCTATCAAACTAACAACTCCGTGGCAAAGCGTTGGTTCTAAAGGGGTAGTCACTCTGGCATCTAAATTGATGCTAGCTCTACTGCCTCCTCAAACCAGTTTCTTTAAGCTACAAGTTAATGATATTAACCTTGGTCAAGAACTAGGACCAGAGATTAGATCCGAGCTTGACTTGTCGTTTGCTAAAGTAGAACGTACAATCATGGAATCTATTGCAGCTTCCGGTGATCGTGTCGTTGTACACCAAGCACTAAAGCATCTTGTTGTAGCTGGTAATGCTCTTATCTTTATGGGTAAGGATGGGCTTAAGCTTTATCCTTTGAACCGATATGTAGTAGATAGAGATGGTAACGGTAATGTTATTGAAATAGTAACAAAGGAGACAGTCTCGAAAAAATTACTAAAAAATTATTTCCCAGACTACAAAGAACCTGAACCGAATGATTCCATGGATGATTCTACATCCTATGGTGATGAGGTTGATGTCTATACACATTGTACTCTTGATAACAATCGTTGGATGTGGCATCAAGAGGTTAACGACAAACGCCTACAAGGTTCTGAAGGTAAAGCACCAAAGGATTCTAGCCCTTGGCTGGTCCTTAGGTTCAACCATGTAGATGGTGAAGTGTACGGACGGGGACGAGTTGAAGAATTCATCGGTGATCTCAAGTCACTTGAAGCACTGTCACAAGCCCTTGTTGAGGGGAGCGCAGCCGCTGCTAAGGTAGTGTTTACTGTCTCACCCTCCAGCACCACCAAGCCCCAGACGCTTGCCAAGGCAGGCAACGGAGCCATCATTCAGGGTCGCCCTGATGACATTGGTGTTGTTCAGGTTGGTAAGACAGCTGACTTCCAAACCGCTTACCAAATGATTGGTACTCTTTCTCAACGATTGAGTGATGCTTTTCTTGTCCTTACTGTTAGGAACAGTGAACGCACTACAGCGGAAGAAGTCCGAATGACTCAACTTGAACTCGAACAACAACTCGGCGGACTATTCTCCTTGTTGACTGTTGAGTTCTTGGTACCGTATTTAAACCGCAAGCTGAGTATTGCACAGAAGACTGGTGAGATCCCACGTCTTCCTAAAGGTGACATTGTTAAACCTACTATTGTTGCAGGTATCAATGCCCTTGGTCGTGGACAAGATCGTGAAAGTCTCAACCAATTCCTTGCTACCATTGCACAAACAATGGGTCCTGAAGCCATTCAAACTTACATCAATCCTGAAGAAGTCATCAAACGATTGGCTGCTTCACAAGGTATTGAAGTGTTGAATTTGGTACGTAGTATGCAAGAAGTTCAGCAAGAACAGCAAGCTGCTATGCAACAACAACAACAAATGGCTATGACAGAACAAGCTGGTCAGTTTGCACAAGTCGAACAACGACGTGAGCAAATGACTGGTGAGATGATGCAACAAGCTCAGCAACAACCACCACAAATTTAACCACCACGTATGAGCGAAACACTTACTTACAACGAAACATCAGCTGATCAATCTGAACTGAATGCTGATGAGATGGATTCACTGGCTGTTGCTGAAGCAGCTGAAGGTGAAGGCCAAGAAATGCTTGCTGGTAAATTCAAGGATGCTAAATCACTTGAGCAAGCTTACATCGAACTTCAAAAGAAACTAGGAGAATCACGTGATGAAGTACAACAAGCCGATGAGTCCGATGAAGGGGACGAAGGGGACGAAGAAGAGTCCGAAGAAGTAGAAGAAGAAGACACTGAGCAGCGACTCACTCAAGAGCAAGCTGATAAGTTGTTCGAGATGGTAGGTGGTAAGAAAGCCTATCAAGCTATGATCGAATGGGCAGGTCAAAGTCTTTCCCAAGGTGAGATCGATATGTATGATCGAGTCATGGGTAAAGGTGATCCTAGTGCCATCTTCTTTGCTGTGCAAGCATTGTCTGGACGCTTCAATGATGCTGTTGGTAAGGATGGTAAACTCCTTACTGGACGTGGCTCTAATTCAGAAGAGAGTTCTTTCCGTAGCCAAGCTGAGCTTGTTAAAGCGATGAGTGATCCACGCTACGATAAAGATCCTGCATATCGTCAAGATGTTATGCGTAAACTTGATAACTCTGACCTTGCTTTCTGATGACTGAAAACATCTTCGCTAAAGAACCCACCATGTACACTGACAAAGACTACACCGTTCCTCACAATGAGCGAGCAGAACTTCTCAATGGTCGCCTAGCTATGCTTGGCGTTATTGCAGCTATCGGCGCTTATGTTGTTACTGGTCAATTGATTCCTGGAGTATTCTAATGGCTTGTGGTAAGAAAGGCTACAAAGGTGGGGGCAAGAAAAAGTAATGGCTAAGCCTGGACTCTACGCTAACATCCACGCCAAGCGAGAACGTATCGCTAAAGGTAGTGGAGAGAAGATGCGTAAACCTGGCACTAGTGGTGCCCCTACTGCAGCTCAATTTAAGAAAGCTGCTAAGACTGCAAAGAAGAAGTAAGCAATATTAAAGTCCTTCGCTTTATTATTATGATTCCTGTTCTAACTACTTTATCGGTGATCGCTAGTTGGTATGGTCCTGGCTTCCATGGTAACCTTACTGCTAGCGGTGAACGATATAATCAACACGCCCTTACTACAGCGCACAAGACACTACCATTTGGAACACGCCTTCGTGTATGTTTCAAACGGTGTGCCGTTGTTCGGGTAACAGATCGTGGTCCTTTCATTCCTGGAAGGAATCTAGATCTCAGTAAAGGTGCGGCTGATGCAATCGGTCTCACTGGTTCTGGAGTTGGACAAGTCAAAGTAACTCGTCTTAACTAACTTCAATTATGACTGCTACACTCGCAGCACCACAGTCCCGAGTTAATCCTTGGGACTCTTTTTGTAACTGGGTCACTTCGACCAACAACCGTCTTTATCTCGGCTGGTTTGGAGTCTTGATGATTCCTTGTCTCCTTGCAGCCACCATTTGTTTTATCGTTGCATTTGTTGCAGCTCCTCCGGTTGACATTGATGGCATCCGAGAGCCTGTTGCAGGCAGTCTTCTTTATGGAAACAACATCATATCGGGAGCCGTCGTTCCGAGCAGCAATGCCATCGGACTACACTTCTACCCAATTTGGGAAGCTAGTTCACTTGATGAATGGCTCTACAACGGGGGACCGTTCCAACTTGTGGTCTTCCACTTCCTCATTGGCGTCTATGCTTACATGGGACGCGAGTGGGAACTTAGCTATCGACTAGGGATGCGCCCTTGGATTTGTGT